CGGATCATTTCGATCGCTTTTACTTGATGGTCTCTGAGTTCCATAATCGCCTCCCGACGAACATTTTTGTAGTGTCTGTAAACGACGCGCACGCCCCGTCTTTTTCTCCCATAGAGGCCAGCAGCTCTATCCTACTGCTAGTCCCTACGTTCGCCGAAGCGACGGCCAACTGGCCGGATACTCAATATCCCGATCCACAATGGTGAATCGACTCCCCGCTCAATTTCTTGAGCTGCGGCATTTGGATAAAATCTCTCACACTCTGCCGAGTTAAACTCTATGGGCGCGAGCCGTCAGACGGGAAGGACGGACATCGCTTTATTTGAGTGCTTGATCGTCGCCTTTCGGCCGCTGTTTTAAGCCCCAGCTCGGCATATTCGAGAGTTTCGGTCTGAATTCATCGCACCGATCGGCATATTTCGCCGATTTGTAGTCAGATTCGCTATATATTGGGGTATTTCTTGACTCGATACACTATCAGTTGCGATAATTCCTGCATCGGAACCCGATGGGCTAATCCTGAGTTAGTGCATCGGCAGAGTCCACAAGCTCGTCCGACTGGTCGTAGTATATCTCCACTGCGTTCCAAAAAGAAGCCCCAGACCTCCCGCTGGGGCTTTTTTTATCCCTTCTCGCTGAGACGCTTAACCATCATTTCGCGATTCTCTTTCTCTTTGGCGTGCTTCACTCTTTCGTTGCGAATATCGAACGACGCATCGTGAATATTGAATTTCTCGGTAATCGCACCGGGTTCCATCTGGCGAATCTTGCCGCCCCGGGCCAGATACTCGGCGACGTGCTTGTCGAGAATGGCTCGGAGTTCATCTTTTTGCTTTCTGTTATCGATCAACTGCTCTTCCTCATCTTCGAACATAGCGCTCTCGCCCTACTTTAGAGACAACTCCCGCTCGCGCAGTATAGCCTGATCGAATGCTTTGCAATCGGTGCAGTACCATCCGACTCGATACGGCTGATAAGTGTCATCTGTGGATCGGTGATTAAACCCGACAACTTGCTCCATAATGCTGCCGCAAATGCACGACTTTTTACTGAAATCATCGGAACTTTCTTTCATAAAGTTTAGCTCTTTTTGTGAATATGCTTTTAACCCGGTCGAGATAATCGGCATCGAATCGTCTTGGCGAGTTGTCCTGCTCCAATCGCTCGACGCGATCCAGTCCAATTCTCTCGATCAGCCCTGCCCGGTATCCTACTACATTCCCCGAGAGATACCGATTACAATACGCGAGCTGGCTGTGGCAGTTGAATAAATTAAATTTAAGCCCGGGAGCTGATCCCCGGCTTCGGTAGTGACCAGCGTCGACTGCGCCTCCGTGCTTTATATCGCCCTGAGAGCGTCCGCAGCAGATACACGGCTTTCCCATGTCTCTCGCTCTTATGTAGCGATTAAAAGCCGCCTGAGCCTCTTTTACGCGGTCTGAGCGCGTCTTCAGAGTTGCTTTTGCTTCTCTGGTTTCTTTTTTGTGCGCTTTGCGTCTTATTTGTTGCGCAGCGTCACTTCGAGAGAACTCGATCAGATGCTCCATCGAGCAGAATGCTTTCAGACTACCGATTACCGCTGACTCAGCTTCTACTTTCTTTCGGCATAGTGAGCAGCGTCTAGTCCGCATTTTTTAGACCGAGATGGTCTGCATACGGCTTCAGATACTTTCGCCAGAACTCCAGTTCGACGGCGATCAGCTCGTTATATGTCTCTTTGACCTGCTGGCGGTCGAGATTAGCCAGTCCGATTTTAAGTTCGTCTTCGGCTTTGTGTACTGGTTCTAATAAGTGAGCGGCCATATCAGCCTCCATTATTTACGATTTTGAAGAATAATTTCGAGCCTTTCCATATCGGTGAGATCTCGAATATAGGCGACCTGAGCGTCAACCTTCTCGGTGAAATTATCTGTCAGATCTCCTTTTTTGACCGGGAACCCTACTTCCTCCCAATAATCCGTTTTTTCTGCGAACCCGAGAAGGAAAATATCGTGATCGTTAGCGTATGTGAAGACGTAAAGATCGCAATCCTGCCCGTTCTGAGACTGTGGAATTCTCACCGTATAGTCTTCCAGCGGCTCTCCGTGAGCCTTTTTGGTCTTTATATCTATTCGATACCCGCCAACAATAAAGTCGCAGTCGTATGACTCTCCAGCGCAATAATCGAAATCTATATCGAGATCGATTAACCATCTGCCAAACGCCATTTCCCCGATTGTCCCGGGGATCTGGCCGGAACCGTTCTGGAGTATTGTCGTCGAATTAAACGCTTTATTGGTGTGCTTTATGTGAGCGTAGTTAAGCCACGGCAGAGTTATATGGTATTTAATCATTTTTACTGGGCCACTCCGGTATTTTGATTCCATGCGTTTGCGCCAGATGGCGAGAGATTGTTTCGTAGATCTTGTTATATTCGCCGCGCTCCGGGTCTTTCGTAGACTCTTCGCCGACCATTATCCGCTGAATTGGTCGCCAGAGATGATCCTTTGCCGAGTTTACCGTCCACGGGATGTCGACATTCGGCTTCAGCGTCTTTTTCATGTCCAGCCCAGCGTCGTTTAGCGTCTGCGCGACCTGCCCGAGCCAGAGATGCAATGCGCTATTCTGCGCCATCGTTCGCGGCTTTGCTGTACTGTACTGAATAGCGATGTGCCCGTGCTTCTCGAATAGCTCTTCGATGTGCGCGATGAATAGCTCTTTTGATTTCTTATCTTTAACCGTCCAGCCTTCCATATCAGTCTCCCATCTGATCCGCGTAATCTGTCCCAATCTGCCCGGGAATATGAACCCGGCAGTCTATGTCTCGATGCAAGCGTTTTGCTAAATTGAATGCAACTGCTTGCCCGGTAAACGATCTATCTGCGTCTGCGAATATGTGCAGCGTCGCCACTTGGCTCGGCGGCTCGAACTTCTCCAGCATTCCAGCGGTCGCAGCGGCCCAGCACGGAATCTTAAATTTGTGCATTACCGCCAGAGCTGTCTCCACGCCTTCAGCGATTCCCATCTCGGCATAAATATTCGTGAGACGTATCGCGCCGCCAGTTGTCGGTCTGCATGGCGGCATTATTTTCTTCGCAGACGGAACGACCGCTTTCTGGCCGTTCGCTGTTAAATAGGTGACGTGCATCGTTGCTGGCAGTCCGTTCTTATCTGAGAACACACACACCATCGCCGGATGCTTACCGAGAGACTTGCCGCCGTCCCAGTATTCGAGACCGGGATGGAATCCGATCTTCTTGCAGTTCGCCAGACCGCGATTTCTCAGATAGAGAGTCTTGGCGTTTATCTGTGATTCGTAATCGAGACCGCGACGGATGGATTCGAGCCGCGACTTATTCTTGGCGAGATCTGGTTCGACTGGCTTGCTCGGCTTGATGTCGCCGACCATCTCTTTGATCTCCTGCGCGACCGCTGATTTGCTCATCCCGGTAATCTCTGCCGCTAGATCCCAGCCTGAGCCGTTGCCGCACTGATTGCAAAAGTATTTGCCGTCGCCATTATGATTGGTAAATCTGAATCGATCCTTACCACCGCACATTGGGCAGGGCGCGTGCTTACCATTTAGCAGCGCTTGATCTATGCCGAGCCTTCCGAGAATCTCTTGCCAGCGATTGCGCGAGAGCTGCATCAGATCATTCATGATATAGATCCAAGAAGTCGGCTAGACTCATTTTAAAGACTGCCGCAATTTCGACGGCCCGGGATAATTTTATGTCTTCGCTTTTCTGCCAGCGAGAGACTTGCTGCGGAGCGACTCCTATCTCTTTTGCAATGTCAGAGATTCGCGTATGCGAGCTGGCTTGCGCTGCCCGGATCGCTTTGCCGAAATCGACCTTTTGTGACATAGTATTCTGGCTCATGTGTTACTTTCCCCGAAGTAAGAGTATTGCCCGGTGCAGTTATTAGCTTCTGCACCGGGCTTTTTTCATGCTAGAACGGTATATCGTCCCCGAATGTTTCGTTATTGTCGCTTTTTTGTTGCGGTTTTTCAACTGGAGCGTCCTTCGCTTTAAACTTCAGATCGAACGATGGCGATCTCTCATGGTCGCTTTTGTTGCGGAACACATTCACCCAGTAAGTCTTTCCGTCGATCTCGCAGTCGCCCTTCAGCACCATGTCTTGATCGTGACGCTGTTCGTGCTTCCAGAGACCGCCGCGCATATTGTTATCGTATTCACTCATTTTTACTTTCCCTTTAGTTGATTAACATTTTCGTTGATTGACTCGACTGCATCCGTCACTATCTCTTCGAGCGACTTGATGAACTCTTCGTCTCTTTTAACGCGAACTAGCAGCGGCTTAATGTTCTCGGCGTAGCAGAGAAAATCGCACCACTCTTTTTCAGCGATCCATAACTGGCCCTGAACTTGAGCCAGATATTCCTGTGGCATCCTCTCCTTCTTTAAGAAGTCTCGCCAGTATTTCACCATCGTGTGCGGCTGCGGGCACTTGATTTCCAGAATGCCTTCCGTGCCTTCGATGAGTCCGTCCGGGCTTGCTCCGGCTTCTATCGTGTCGTGCAGACAGAGACCGACTTCGATCACTTTCGAGTCGTACATGAATTCGTAATACTCGCGTGCTTTCGGCTCCGTGTCGATCCCGTGCTGCATCGCTGCGGTCGTTGGAAAGAATTTCGACTGCCCGGTGAGCTTCTCGGCGATCAGTTCGTCGATATAAGCGTCAGCAGACGCCGCTCGCTTCCCTGTGGGCGTGATTAGCCGACCAAATGAACTAGCAGTCGGCACTCCTCTGCGAGCTGCGTACCAGCCCTCAGTGCGTTGTTCGTGTGGCGATATGCGCATCTTCTTCTCCCGTGTATTTGCTTTCGATGTGTTTGCAGATGTCGACGAAATAGCTTCGCTCGAAATCCTTCCAATCTGCTGTGAAGTAAGTCACTAGCAGTGCCAAGCGCTTGACTCGGTGTTCGATCTGATCGAACTGCTCCAGATCTTCCTGCATCGCTTCGATGGCT